GGTCCCGTTGGGCCGGCTGGGCCAGTCGGTCCAGTTGGTCCAGTTGGTCCAGTTGGTCCAGTTGGTCCCGTTGGGCCAGTCGGCCCTGTCACTACTCGAATAGTGGTTAATCTAGTGCCACTAGTGACTGTAACCGTAGTTTCGCCTGTAGAAACTCCTCTAATATATCTTTCCGTATCGGGTATAAAATCAATCAGAGTATTGTCATCAGATTTTCTATCATCTATCGCTGCTATAGACGTATTGGCAGATTCCCAAGTTACAGATGGAGAAATCTCTAGTTGACCTAGTGCATCATATACAGCTGCTATTATTTTTTCGGATTGTTCATCAACGTTCACTCTTACTATGTTCGAACTAACTACTATACTATTAGGTGTCGGGGTTATCCCCTGAGATATAGGCTTACTACCACTTACAACTTTAAAATATAAATCTGGATATATCGCGGCGTCGATTATATTTTCTATTTCAGGCGGTAAATCCACTTGTACTAATGCTACAGTAGAACTAGAAGGAGGTATTACAATATTTCCTGTCGGAAATGTAATATCCGTATTATCTAAATTTTTTATTCTAATCCAAGGTACTGAAGCGCTGACATTAACTGTAATTGGATAAGCAGAACTACTATTATCCATTAGTAGTCGTATGTCTGTTACCGTGGCTGTATTAAAATTATAATTTCGTACATAGTTGATACTACTTGTTGTAAGTAAATACGAAAATGCTCTTCTGACATCTATAATATCTGTCATAATAAATCGAACCTGTATTTAGTTGGGTTTGTAGATTCATCTGTAAGTAACTCATTATAAGCGGTACGTAATGATTTTGTAACATATCCATATAGTTGATTAGCAGTAAAACTAGACGTACCTCTAGAAATATCTTGAACCAACGATTGGGTTGTAATTAAATATGCCTTATTTAAAACTTGTTTAGTTAAAGTATTCACCCCCGGCTTTCCATCAATAGAATCTGTATCAAATTTATACGTACTTAATGATGAAGAGGGATCTAATGTAAGTAATACACTGGCTGTAGTCATCCCGACATTACTAGCTGGTATATATTGCGTGTCTGCACCAATTTGATTATAAATTTGTTGAATGGTGACATATATCCAATCGGATGATATGGCAGGTTCAACATAACTTTTCATCTTACTTATATTTTGTAATGTTGGCTTTGTATTTTCTAATTCAACTTCTCGTCTAGATGGAGATATTTTTGTTACTCGTAATATTTTATTATCGTATGAACCAATAACACCAGAAAAAATATTAAATGTTACTTGATACTTTCCGGTTGGTAGAAAAAAATTAGGTAATTCGGCAAAATTAATATACAGTAATGTACGAATGGTATTGTCTGAGTATGTAAACGTGTTTATTGATATTGGAGTAAATTTATCGGTGTTTTGAGCAACTCCATAGTAGACCAACGCATTATCAAACAAACTATAGATACTAATTTCTACAGAAATATCATCAAGTACAGATGGAAATACCGTAGGAAGTTCTGCGGTAAGTATGTCATCTGAAAGATTTTCTACTATACGTGAAACTGTAAATCTAGTATTAGACGCTTCCGACAAAGACAAATCGGTTTGAAAATTATTTTGATTAGCCATTTATTAATTTAACTCTACAAAGGTTTTATTAATGGTAGTTAACCATTGTTGATAACTAGGTCGTTCTGTATATGTTGGTGTGTAGTATACTCTACCATCTGTTACTGGAAATTCTTCATATCTTGGTGATAATATTATCATTCCTGTGTTATTGTAATTTGCTTTGATTGAACCAGTGACCATTGACGCACTAACATCAACTTCAGAAAACGATATATCTATCGTTTGCTTATTAGCCACACTAGCACTATCTGGGTTTGGAATATTTAGTGGTATTATACTCATACAATTTTAAATAATGTGTCTGTTGGTATAGTCTTGGAATACGAACCCGTATCAATCTTTAATTTTAGTGTATAGAATCTTCCAGTGTATAATGGTGCCGTATCTAGTACAATATAAGAACCATTATTATCACAACTTACCTTAGAATAACTATCAAATGGAACAATAGTTGTATTAGATTGCGTGTCAACAATAGAATAATATGATGAAGTTGGTAAATAATACTTGTTTTTATATCGTAGTGTACTATCGAATGACCTTACGGGATATTGATCACGTACTACAAAATTAACTTTTGCAATATCACCTTTAGCATAGGACTCTTGTAAGTTACTTGTTGCAATTTTTATATTTGTAGATGGTATTGCTGTTAGACTTCCCGTTGAAAATGATTGATCATCCCATGCAATTTCTAATGTTGGTTGATGTATGGTGTGTGTTTGTGCAGAAAATACTTTAATGTTTCCTTGGTTATATAGATTTACTTCATCTGTGGCTGGAAATTGTACAGCCAATCCATAAAATGTATTTTGTAGTGATTGACTTACAATCGGACTAATAATATTTGTTACGTTTATCTTGATGTCTTGTAAAGGATATTCAGATAATGTAATACTTGCTGAAGTTGATGATGTTAGAATATCTGCACCGGACATACTCCAAGACGTATTTAATGCACATTGTCTCCACGTTGCACCATCATTTACATTTTGAATGTTTTGATAAAAATATCCACTACCCTCATCCCACGAACGAGACACTTGATATACAACCAACTTTTGATTTCTTTGGACATCTGACGCATTAGCAAGTTTTAAACTAAGAAAATAATTTGCAGTAGCTGGTACACTTGCTGTTGTTGGTAAATCAAAATACAGTAAACTTCTGGCGGACGCCGATACATAACTTGGATCTACCAGTGCCGTATCTACTACCTTTCCAATTTCTAATATTTCATCTAATCCAGCATTATTTGTTGGATATGCTTGGTAGATGGTTGTGTCTTTTGAAGGAATTATGAATTTTCTCATTGTGTGGCACTTCCAATAATATCGTTTTGTGGATATTTTAGTTCGAAAATACTTGGATCTAAACTTGGATAAATTACATCGTCCAGTGTAGCTTGCTCAATGTTGTATTTATAGTTTTGATATTCAGAACCATCTCTAAATTGATACTTGTTAATGATATTTAAACTTTTTATTGTTTTCACGCCATCAATAGAACCTACCGTATAATTTAAATCTGATAGTATGATTGGTTGATTTATACTCCGTTTACTTATATCGAAGTAATCTTGAATACTGCCAATAACTCTAGCAGTGACATCGTTAATGTTATATCCCTTAAATACCGAGATTTCAAATTCGACACCAATGTTTATAATAAATGCATCTAAAATATTAATATCATCTGTTAACATTCTATATTGTTCGAGATATCTTGCTAAATTATTTTTTACGATAGAATTTAATGTCGTAAGTTTACCGTGTGAATCGTACCCCAACGTGTATAAATTCACAGAATTTGGTTGTGCTGGATTGTTTACATACTCCAATTCCGATAATGCCATAATTTTGTTTAATTGTTCATCTCGTAAAGCAAATACCTTTGCTACCGTACCATACTTACTTGGTAACGAGTATGAACGAATTGTGTAATCTTCGGCTGTTACTACACGATTCTGTGCGTTGAAATAACCTAACGCATTTTGTTTGATTTCTTCCGTAGTTTCTCCGTCACCACCACCTGCAGCTGGTTCTGTGTTATTGATTGTAAGTGAACGTAATGCTGCTGCATATGTCGTAGATTGTCCACTAGTATATGATGTAGTGTCATTTTTGATAATCAAATTAGAAATATTAACTAAAGTATTTGATGGGGTGTTTGTATTCACTCCACCACCAATTAAATAGTTTACAGTTAATGTGGTGTTTGCGGGAGCTACTCCGAACGCATTACTGTTTAGGAAGTTAACATTATTAATCGCTACATTCCCTAAAATGTTTTTAATATTTGTACCATATTGGGCGTTTGCTATCTGTCTAGAATCCAAGGTAATATCCACATTATCGTCACCCAACCCCGATCCAAATACTAATTGTGTTCTCAAATCTCTAGTAATTCTAGTAATAAATCTCCTTGGAACTTTTCTAAGTCTTAGTCCCGCAGGAGGAACCACACCAGATTCATTATTTGGTGTAATTTGCACATCATCCATAATAACATCTTGTGCAAGATAATCAACTTCGTACCAAGTGTTTCCACTAGAATCGGTTATGCTTTCTACTCCGATAATACTTTCATCGGGCAAAGTAACAGTAGAAAACTTTTCGGCCGACCCAAATGTAAATGTGGTAGTCTTTTCTTCTGCTGCTATTAGTGTGACATCCTTCGTAATTAAAAAGTCTATAGGATTAACTCCATCAGACCGATTGACTGCATAATTTGCTTCTGTGATATCTGAAAAATCTACATCATCCAACAGTCTAAATGTCACAGAGACTCTGGAATTTGTTGAGAATGTAGATCCTCGTCCTATTTTTAAGAGATATAAGGGGTCAGGTATATATTGTGAACCGTTTAGGACAGCTGGTGCTATTTGGTATAACTTAGCCGATACGGTAGCTGGCGATATTAACTTTGGCTTATATCCTAAAAATTGAGATATAGTTATAATATTTTGTTCTTGTTCGGTATATGCTAACAGATTTTCTTTAAACGAATTATCAATATAAAACGACAACACATCTCCAAGATATGATGCCATTTCAATAAACATCATACCAGGAGATGCCTCATTGAAGTCGGAGTATGTATTAGGAAAATATGCTTTAGCAAAATCTATAAAATTTTGTCTAAAGTCACCAAATGTTTTAGCCGAATAATTTATCTGCTTAACATTTGGTCGTGGTTGTATTACCAATCGTTGGTTCGTTGCCATTAATTACTCCAAGTTATTATACAGGAACCGTTATAGAATCTGTTATATTAGGATTACTTCGAAACCTATAATCTACTTTTAAAAGAACTTTATTATAATCACTGTCCGTTGGGGAATTTGCTATTATTTTCACAACTTCTAAAAATGGCATCCATCGTTCAACCGCTGCCGATACTGATAATTTCATATTATCCAGTGTTTCCTCAGTTATTTGATTGAACACGATATTATGAAGATCTATTCCGAATTCTGGTTGCATCAGTCTTTCCCCTTTACGGGTCATCATCAAATTTTTAAAATTTGATTTAATTTGCTCAAATGTAGAAATTGATTGAGCAAAATATCCCGTATTGCCTAATTGAAGTGGAAGGGTGACACCAATATACTTTTGAGCCATTTAAATCTCCAATTAGACCAACTTCATTGCTTTCATAATTTTAGAATAGTCTTTATTGATAGCTTGAACCGCAGGATTATCTTCGGTATATCCTGCTGGAATTTTTGGCATCACCGGCCCCATGTTCTTAGTAGTAGCAACTATGGTATCACCATGACGTTCCAATCCCATCATTTCAGCTAATTGGGCTCTTGAAAACTTTGGTTTGGTAGAAGTTGCTGGTTTTTGTGCAGTTTCTTGTAGTGACTTAACTTCAGCCACAGCTTCTGCTAACATTTCTGGAAGAAGTCTTTTAACTTCTTCTTCCACAATCGTGCGAATATAAGCTTTCAATAATGTTTTATCCATACAATCCTCTTACTTGGTTAAGTATCTGTTGATTCTTAGCATTTTTTGCATTTTGTCTTGCTGTGAACGGTGTTTGTTCTAATCTTGCTATGTCTATTTGTGATTGAACAGCTGCTGCTCGTCTTTTTTGTCGTAACGCTTTTAACTTATTATAAACGACTTCTTTTATTTCTGCTAAATTAGGTAATTCTATTTTTTGTGGAAGTTGATTTAATGCCGTACCAAGTAATCCACTAAATGTTATGTTCGGTATTTCTGGAATTCCTTCGGCTATACGTTCCGCAAAAGAATCAACCGTATTTGTAACTTTTAATTCTATCTCCTCTAACGTCGGTGTATCTGGAATATTTACTGAACCCGTAGGGAGTGTAAATAAACTATCCGGAATTGCATTTTCTATCAGTGATAATCTAGCTTGTGCTCCAGCTGATATACTCTGTACCTGCGAAATAACAGACTGAGCTTGTCCTGTAATTTGACTAACTTGGTTTGCGGAACTTAATAGATTTGGAGGTATATTCGTCATACTGTATTATTCAGTGATGTAAAGTTGTCTATACTGTTGAATGGAGCTGTCAATGGATTTGTTAAAGATACTTGTAAATCTGTCAGACCTGTTGTTAAATTTGCCAACGACACCGCTCCTGCGGGAGAAGGTGTAAACGCTGTTTGTAGATTTACATTTAATGTAGATACTAACTGTTGTAAGAATACTGCCAATCTTGTTCCCAAAACCATTGGTTGTGTTGTGTCACCATGCGAACCTATAAATATCTTTTGTCCGATAATTGAGTAGCTTCCTGAGGTCTTGTACGCTAAATCTTTGTTAGCTTTAAATGATATTGTATCACCACGCATGAAAATATCCCCAGCAGCATCTAATGTAATTGCATTATTTGCCGTCATCGTAACGGAATTCTCGGTGTCCAATGTTATTGATTTTATTGAACTTAAGTTGATTTCTTGTCTAGAAAATAGAGCAATTTCATTGACTTTACTATTCAATACTACTCTATCAGAGTTAATAAATATTTGTGCTCCAGTATATTCAATATTTTCTACAGTTGGTGATGACACCAAATGCGACGGACTACCTGCGGTAGCTGGTACAAACTTAACATTTTGGTTAGCCACCATCCATATACAACTATTATCCGCATTAATGTTTTCATACATTGTCGAATAGATAGTCGGTGGCTCGGTGGACACTTCGGCTGGTGTATGGGCCCCGGCTGTTAATATTATGTTTGGTTCTGGGTACTGACTTTCTTCTTCATTTTCTGTAAATAGGTTTGACCCCATACGAATAGTATTTCCATATCTACCATATATTATGGTATCTCCCTCACACGCACGAAGTCTTATAGCATTTGGATTTTGTTTAGGTATATTTGTTACTATTTGATTACCAGTTACATTGTTTAATTCATATGGGGTTATACCTTCTGCGGCTAACAACATTTCTTCACTTTGCTGCTTTCCAGAAATTCGAGGCCCCATTACAGAACTTAACCCAGGCCAAGTGGAATCTCCTACTTTTTTCGTAGAATTAATTCTTCTGGTGTAGAATAATCGTCCTAACGCAGAATATACTATTACCGTTTCATGTTTTAGTGGATAATCTTCAATACTAGAATCAATTGGAGATGCCCAGTTTAGTTGTTCAACTACTACATTTCTGTCTCTTGGTAAAACTCTAACTCGTATATCTCCACAATTACTCCCTTCGTCATTGTAATTTGGATGTTCTTCGTTTACAATAACATCCTCTACAAGCGCACTAACATATGGTGAAGGTTGTGTTATCGATAGTCGTGGATTAGCAGCAGCACCTAGCTGGTTTACATTCAATCCAATCGGTACTACACCATATAGTCCCGACATTAAGCCTTCTCAGAGAAAACATCATCCAAGTCTTTCACATCTTCTTGGAGGTCTTGGATTTCTGTGGTTATATCCTTCAATAATGCTTCTTTTTCCGATTCGGATAGTAACCCATCTATGGACGTATTTGATTTGACGCTCACCGATACAATCCGTTGTGCAATTTGTGCAACACGAACCAAATGTTCGTCATTTTTGACGTTTACTTCTAAGAATCCCTGCACAATTGGTCCAATCACAGCCGCATCTTCTGGAGTACGGATGAGTTGGACCATTTTCATAATAAACGAGTTGATTTGAGCCCGTTTACTGTCAGTATTTTTGTGTATTTCCGTAAAGATGTCGGCTAGACTCTTTCCATCATACAGTTCGGAATTAATATCCATAAAGACTCCTTAAAATCCTATATTATAAATAGATAGGATTTACTTTTTATACGAGAAATAATGGGATGGGTCTGATAAATGTCCATTACGTCTAAATTCCCCAAGCATCTTCAGTATTTGGGGACGCATCTTGTTGATGACCTTTGTAATATGAGCCGTCTTGTAGTTGGTCATTTCCCGTACCATAAGGTAAAGGGCTTTTTTATTGAAATTATCAATATTGTCAATTCGTTCAATCAATTTAACTATAGCTGCTGCAATTTCCTTGTCTCTCTTTTTTTTAAAGAACTTGTCAAGATTAAATTCCCAGTATTCTACCAACAATTTTAAGAATTCTTTCATGTCCACCGTAGAATCCCGTGTCTCTGGTTCTACTATAAGCATTTCTTCTAATGTGAAGGAATCTTCGGTTTGGTCCGAGAAGTACAGTACTCGCTTTTCTTCCTTATAGGAGTTGTTATTGTGTAAAATCAAGTAGTTCTTAGCAATTACACTAAAGTATGAAAACGCCTTACCCTTATCTTCAGTAAATTTATGTAAATTGATAACCAGAAAGGAGACTACCTGCGTTTTGATTTCGTCGAAGGTACCCTCCATATATGGAAATTTGAACCGATTGATAACATTTTCTGCTAGCTTATCAAGCGGTCCTTGAATTTCACTTCTAAATATTTGTTCTCTTACATCTAAATCGTCAGATTTATTGTATGCGATTATCGCCTTTTCAGTTTCTTCGGTGAAATAGACCTTATCGTTCTTCTTCCTCGTCGGGGTTGTTGTCGCCATT